AATTTATTGGTGGAAAATATTATGTTTAAATCAGGACATAATTCTTGAACAACTGCTGGCAAATCTGTTCCGTTTTGGTCTACTGGCTGTGTGTGTAAAACAAAAGCAACTTTATCTCGTTCCTCTTTTGGAAGTCCATAAGCAAACTCTCTAAATGCCATAATTGTATCTGATGTCATTTTTCTTCTGATGTTGCGATTATTATAGAACATACAAAACTGAACATCTTTTCCTTGAAATAACTCACCTTTCATTTTGTTCATCTCTGCTAATTCTTTTTTATTTTTTACCGGATAAAATAATTTTTCATTTATTCCGTGTGGTATGTATGTTGAGTCCCAATCTGTTCTTGGTTTGTTCTGACATACATTTTGAACTATGTTGTGTGTTTGTTTTGAAATATTCATAATCAAATCACAACTTTCATAATAAGGTTCGTTCCACCTTGGATAAGGTAAATCGTCCCAAATATTATAATAAAAGATAGGACATTGTTGTCTTATCTCGTGTTCCATTTGATATAACCAAGTCCAAAATCTTGGGTCTGTGTAAATCATTATTGCGTCTGGCTTTTCATTTTTTAATAAATATCTTAGAATTTTTGGGTCTCCATAGCCGTTAACTGGAAATATTTTTAGATTAGCGTCCTCTACACCTGTTTCTTTTCTAACAACATTATTCATATCTACAACTTTGCCAGCATCAGGATGTTTTATAGCACCACCCACTTGTATCCAATCATACTCACTTAGAGTGCCCATAACTATCTCTCTTGTCATTGTTCCGACACCACTTGACATACGCAAGTCGTCTGAGAATATAATAACTTTTTTCTTTTTATTTTCTGAAACCTTTGTTAATTTTGGTAATTCCATTGAAACCTCTTAATATTTTGAACCACTTTCTTCTAAATTGTCATATTCCAAAATTTTCTTTTGGAACTCATCATCATATACGAACAAATCAAGACTGCGATTCACTAATTTCTGTAATGAAAAGTCATCTCGGATAGATTTTTCTCTAAATTTCTTGTAGAGTTCGTCAATAACTTTTACTGATGTTAATTTTTCTTCTTTCATAATTCTGTATATATGTATATATAAATAGTTTGTTTAGTCTAAAATAACATATTTTTTTTCAATTTTCTCACAATATTCTAACGCTGACCTTGTTCCCTTGGTAATCTTTCCGTCTTTTACAAATGCCACTACTTTATCAGAATATTTGACTAAATCTTTATTTCGTTTGTGATAATAACCGACATTATATGGTTTTCCATAATTATAAGCTTCCATTACACAATACATATTATGTGGTTCGTGTTGTGGTGGAAACTCACTATAAGGTATTTTAAATTCTAATGCGAACTTCTTCGCATATTTATCTGCTCCGTCTTTGGCGCCACCACCTATGATTTCTACATCTGGATGTTCCATTTTTAATCGGAACATAAAACTTTTCATTTTTGTTTTATTACTATAAGTACGACTTCCGATAATTGCTATCTTCATTAGTCGTTTCGTTTTTGTTTTCTGATTGGTTCCGGATTGATGTCGTCTTTATTGACGAACTCGTATGTTTTTCTGAAATGTTCTAATCCTTTTAAAATATCTTTTGGATTATCATATTCGTATGCAAATCTATAATATTGTAATTGTTTAGTATCTCTTGGTCTTATATCATAAGCGATAAAATGATTTTGGTCATCAGTTAATTCTGGAATCAAAATAATCTTTGTGTTAAATTCTCCTGATGATTTCCAATATTTGATAAATGGTTCAAGGGTTTTTAAATCTACAATTTCTGTTTCTCTATCATACCAAAAATATAATGGAAAAGAAACACCACTCAAATAATCTAATTGTTTCAATTTCATCAACTCTTGAAATACTTCTTGTTCAAAATCTGTTGCTAAAAAATCTGTTACTTTTAATCTTAAACTTGGTTCTGTCATTATAAATCCTTACAACTTCTGCATTTTAAATGCTTTTCACATTTTTCATAGTCGTGTGCGATGATTTTACCTTTGTCATCATAACACTCATCTATGAACTCTTGTAACCTATTCATAACCTTATTAACACTTGGTTTTCCACTTGCTGGCGAGAACGCCTGAATTCTTTTCTGTGGATACATCATATTTTCATATAATCTTCTCTTTAATATTAAATATTCAATATCTATTTTATCTTCCGATATTTCTAATTGTTTTGCCATAAAGTGTTTATACAACAATAACTGATTAGTTTTGTTCTTGTCGGCTTTCATATATTTGTTCCAACCCATAGTTGATGATTTGATATCAATGACTTTCATACGACCTGTTTTCTTGTCGTGTAGAACAACATCCATAAACCCAACAAATCTCATATTATTTGGTAGTTTGTAATTTAGATTCATCTCGATACCAACCAACTCAGTATCTTTCTTTTTGAAATGACTACCTTTTCTTTTTAAGAACTCATCAATGATAGCGAATCCGTCATTGGTAAATTCAGTCATTTCTTCTTTCGTGACTTCAAACTCATCTCCATATCTTTCTTTGGATTCTTTGTATAATTCTTTCATACGATAAATCAGAATATCGTGTAATGGTAATTCATCTGCTTCTTTGATTGTTCGTTCATAATAACAAACTAAATATGCTTGAATAGTTTCGTGAATAGCACTACCGAATAAGGTATAGATATTACCCTTGAAAGTTTCTGCTTTATCTACATAATTTGCTTTCCAAGTGTAAGGACATTTGTCCCACATTGCGAACTGACTATAACTTATTTTGCCCATTTACCTCTTGATACCACTTGCGCCATTATTCCATAAACTGATATATCATTATAACTATCCACTACTGGCTCGTCTTGAACTGAATTTCCATCATCTCTCATTAATAGTGTTTTAATTCTTTCTGTTTTATCTTGTATTCTAAACCATAATCCTAATAATGATAACTTAATATCCTCTTTGGTTTTTAACAAAGAACCAACCGCAACATTTTGCGGGCCGTAGTCGTGTTGTTTTCTTAGAAACAATTCATATTGTTCTCTTTGAATTTGTCTAAACTCTTTTGTCATTTCAGGATATTTTTTTTCCATATATCCAACGACATCATCATCAACTTCTCTTGGAAAGTCCAAAGCTGAATCTGGTAATCCCTTTGGTGTGTCTTTAATTGTCATTTTTTACTCCATATTTTTTTTAGCTGCTTTTCATCTACACCATACTTTGATACGATAGAATATACAACATCTTTACCCATAATGTCAAGTGTTTTTTCTATATTTTCTGAACTTTCTTCAAAATAATCACATAAAATATCCATAGCCCACCCCTCAATCTTAGATTTGTTCTTAGATTTTGTGTATTTTAAGAAAGTTCTACCCTTTGGAATCACATTAGTGTAGAATTGATATACTGATTTTGGTTCTAATTCCCAATACTTTTGGATTTCATTTACAACTTCTATCCATTCTGGCTTCATAGATAAAAACCTATGAACCATATAATTTGACCAAGTTTTCTTATCAGCGTCAGAAATCTCTTCCCAATAATTTGGGTTTTGATTATTTGTAATTTCTTTTATGTGGTCAAATAGTGTTTTTGTTTTCATTGTGAATAACCTTAGATATAAATAAATAGTTCATACGAACTTCAAAATGTAAATTATTTAAAAGCATCTCCCAATATCCAAGTGACTATTGAATATCTTACACCACTTGTTACTGGTCTAACTCTATGTCCTAAAAATGCAGGGAATAATATTAATGAACCTTTTTTTCTTGTTCCGAAGTAGTTTTCATCACCCTCATCATTTGCGATACTAAATTCAAAATCTCCACCCTCATAATCTTGTTCATCACTTAATTGAATTATTGCTGATATCTTTCTAACTGATGTTTCATTTTTACCGATGTCTAAATGCCAATCGTATTTGTCGGTATTCTCATATCTTAACAATACAATATCCTCTAATTGATATGGTTTTTCTAAATCAAAATTAAAGTTGATTAGGTTTGCCATTTCACAAGCCATAATAATATGTTTAGTCAATTTGAATCCGTCTGATAATACGACATCATTTTTTAATCTTACCTCTTGTACTTTTCTAACCTTTTCATTTATTTCTCCACCCTCATATGTTCCTGCCACACCTGACTTTTGTGGATTTGACTCATCAAATTTTTGAATTAGTTCATCACATTGTTCTGAAGTTAAAAAGTTTTCTCTATGTAAGACAAAATTAAATTTATTATTTTCTTTCATTTGAATGGTTCTCCCGTAATTATCTCTCTCA